GAGAATCTGAAACAGCAGATTGCGGCAAGTAAGGGAGTCGGAAACTTTCGCTCTATGTTCGTCAACATCCCAGGCGGCTCTGAAAAGGCGATCCAGATAATCCCGGTCGGCGATTTCCAGGCGAAGGACGAACTGGAGAAGGTCAAGAACATAACTCGGAATGATGTTATCGCCGCGTGGCGAATGAACCCGGCGCTGGCGGGAATTATTCCGGAGAATAGCGCTGGATTCGGTGACATTGAGAAGATCGACCGGGTGTACATGAATAACGAGATTCGTCCGATCCAACAGCTGTTTCTTCAGGTGAATGAAGTGCTGCGGGAGGATCGCCGGATTGCGTTTAAGGAACCTGTATCGGGCTAGCTGTTATGGCAGAATGGGTTCCTATAACGGAACCATGGGGGCGAAATGCGAGTTTATTGCAAGGTGTGCGGAGAGAAGGCGCGGATTGCTACGCGAGAGGACATCACCCCGGAGTTCGCCAAACTCTATTGCCAGTGCCTGGACGCGAAGGGCTGCGGGCATAGGTTCGTCATGAACCTGTCTTTTTCGCATACCTTGGTTCCGGCGGCGGAGCCTCTGGACCGGCTGCTGTTTGACCGGCTCCGGGAGTTACCCCGCCACCTGCAGGTTGAGCTATTTAATCAGCTCGGGGCCTTGCGGTCCTGAACCAGGAGCGTGGACGCGGTATCGTTCATGCGTTGGTCTAGCCACTCCATGACGATCTGAGCGCCCAGCCGCTCTTCCACGCCTAACTGGCCATGGCAAACGGCAGCACCAATAAATTTCATGACATACCTACTATCGTCCAGGCCTTCGCGGATTGACGTTAGGTTGACTGTCTGAAATTCCATGAAAACAACTCCCTTACTGCGTGTTTTCCTAACTTTACTTTTATGAAAATTACATAGTCAAGTGTGAGGGAGATAAGCGGAAAAGTTAGAATTAATGTAGTATGTCTGATGATTTTTTCTTTAATATTTTCGCGTCAAGATTGGGGCTTTTATGGCGAATTTATTCGGTAATAGAGTGCCGTGAGGGCTGAAAGGTTCTAAGGGTTGGGGATGGTTTTTATTTTATGTTCGTGATTTTGGATTGCTATGTTTCATATTCTTGAGGTTAGCGGCTTCTGCTTATTTTGATCTCGAATACAACTATCACTATAGATAGGGGGTAATAGGAAAGGGCGCCGAGGCGCCCTTTTCTATTTGGCTACTGCTGTTCCCCCCATCCCTCTTGGTCGTCGAGTCCGTCAAAGCGCACAACGCCGAAGCGTCGAGCGCCGACAGGATCCTGCAGGCCCACCAGGAACTCGCCTTGCGGCAGGGGCACTTGGACCACGCCCAGGCCGGTAAAGTAGTTCAGGACGCCGGAGGCCTCGAAGATCACGAAGCTGGGCGGTAGGCCTAACTGGGCCTGGGCCTGGCGGTTACGCTCCGGGCTGACGTTGAATACCTGTCGCTCCTGGACGTGAACGGGGGCGCCGTTGCTCATGCTTTCTTCCTCCTGTGCTGGTCGCAGATCGCCGTCCTGGTGGTGACGAAACCGCCCCGGTCGCAGTGGTGGACGGCCAGTGTGGCCGCACCTGGACAAGCTGCTGCCGGGGCTTTCTCGGTGCGCAGGTAACAGCAGTTGCCGCACTCCGGGCGTTCGTTCACGTCCTGCCAGCGCAGCGCGTAGCGTTTCTGTTCTTCCAGAGTGCCGTGGCGGTCAGCTTTCATGCGGGGCCACCCTCTGCCATCAGCTCGGAACGGCGCAACTGAGCGCGGGCATTGAGCCAGGCGCGGCAGTCCCCCGGGGTGCTGCTGCAGAAAACTGGAGGCCGCCCGGGCTTGGTGAATTTCAGGTGCAGCCGCTTGGTCTGCTGGACGGCGTAACCCATTGCCCTGGCCAGCTTGCACAGCTGGCGGATCTCGTCGTTACGAACGCGCATCTGCGACCTCCCGGACGTGCCGTCCGCCTTTGAACAGAGTGCGCCGGCCGCAACAGTAGGGATGCGGCGCATCCTTCGTGATTAGCACCAGGTGTGTCTGTCCGCAGTCGGGGCAGAGGTGGCAAAAGTGGGTGAACTCGCCGGGCACCAGCTCGATTGTCTGGAAGATCCAGCGCTGGTCCAGATGCTCCCGCAGTTCCAAGGTCTTGGGGTCCATGCCCAGTTTCTCGGTCAGTCGCTCGGCGGCCCGGCAGGCGTTTTCGGTGCAACTGGCTGTCTGCTTATGGCCCTTCGCCCGGGCAACATAGGTGCCGGTCGAGAAGCGAACGCTGATGGTGAGCGTATTGGGCCGTGGGGTGGTAGTCTCAGCGGCGCCGCCGCCTTGGGTTGCTACTGTCATTGGTGTGTCCTCGGTTGGTGGTCGGCGTCGGGGAGCGGCAACTCCTCGACGCCTCTTCTTCATGCCGTCAGGCGTTCGGTTTGCGGGGCGCCCACATGCTGCTCAGCAGAGCCCAGACCAGGCGGCCGTCCGCGTCCTTTTCCACGCGCTGGCGGACGTTAAGCCGGCCTGCATGATCGACGGCGAGGATCTGCAGGCAGGCATCCAGTTGCACATGCTCCAGGCGGCGCAGATCGTTCAGGTTGAAGGGGTGTCCGGCTCCGTCGTCCAAAGCGAGCAGGAAGCGTCCGATCACGCTGCCCTTTTCGGTGTGACACAAGGCCGCTGGTACCAACTGTTTCAGCGCGGCGGTGGTGGCTCTCTCGATTAGAGCTGTCACCAGTACGGCTTCCAGGGTCTGGCGTGGCGTCTGTTCGTTCTGCATAGTGCTTCTCCTATCTCAGTTGCTTGGGGTTTCGCGGTGGTGGGCCAGCAGGCCGACCACCACCTGGAACACTTCATTTCCGAGTCTGCAGGCGGCCAATTGGCCGAACTCCAGACCCACTTCCTGACTGAGCCATGCCGACCGCTTGAAGCCGGCCAGGCTGAGCATGGTCAGCAGCAGTACCTGGCGGGACGTGTCCAAGGTCCGAAAGGCCTTGAGCAGTTGCGGTAGGTGCGCGTCCTCGATCACGGGTATTTCCCAATGCCTCGCCGGTGGTAGTTGCAGCAGCGGCAGGCCCAGCAACTTGGCGCCACGCCGCCAGCAGTGCAGAAAGTCCTGGTGCGCGGTGGTGCTTGCCAGGTCGAACGGGCCGCAAACGCGGGCCAATTCATGGGTGAGCGGTTGGCTTGCGTTCATTCCTGCGGATCTCCTTCTGTTGCTCGTTCAGTCGCTTGCGCATGTCTTCGCGGTATTCCTCCGAGTGCTTCGGATCGGCCAGCCATTCGGTGATCTCTTCGCGCCTCCAATGGCGCAGAACGTGGCGGGCCAGGCAGTCGCGGCGGTATGCGATATCGGCGGGCAGGCTCATGCGATCCCCCGTAAGAAGGTCTGCGGCGCGTACTCCCCCGGAACGTCTGGAAGGAGTGGAAGGCCGTGGCGGCGGCACCTCTGGAACCCGCGTGGTTGCTGGGCTGATTTTTTTGGGGCTCCTTCCACCTGGGGTGGAAGGTGGTGGAAGGTTGTTGCATGCCGGTAGGGCTGTAGGCCACGCGGCTCTAGGCCTCCAGCCGACTCTGCCGAAAAGCCCGAAAGTGGAAGGTTGATGGAAGGTAGTGGAAGGAAAAACCTTCCAGGGCCTTCCGCTGGTACGCGGCTTGCTTTATCGGTGTAACTGACTGTATTCATTGAACTATTCCTATTCCTTCCAGATATTCCAGATATTCAGGGTGAGTACACAGAAAGCCTTTCCACTCACCCACGAACCCATCCCGGAAACTCTCCAGGCCACGGAAGACTGGCTATCCAGCCCTTTTGAAGATCCAGCAGTTGATGGAGCGCTGTTCCAGGCGGGAATGGCACTTGCGAGTCTCGATGAAGGTGTGCGTGCGGCTTTGCCTCAGGTAGCGTTGGAGCAGGGCCGTAGGCAGCACCTCCTGGCCGGCAGCGCGGCAAGCCTGCTGGAAGTGGTTCAGGTTGACGGCGATCAATCCCTTTTCCGTGCTGTGGTTCAGCGTCTCGCGGATCTCGTGGTGGGTTTCGCCATCGCTGTCCGTCACGGTGACGGTCTGCTCGTTGAGGTAGTGGTAGATCTGCCAGAACTGGGCGGCGGTCTTGTTCTCTGCGGTGCAGCTCTGTTGCCGATCTAGGGCGCGGGCCTCCAGATGGCGTGCCAGGGATTCCAGATCACGATCGGTCCAGGCCGGGAACAGCGATTGAGTGGCCTTGGCCGCCGCCATGACCTGGGCGTGGCAAAGCACGATCCGGCTGTGACTGACGCCGCTCTGGGACATGAACCGCTGTTCGTAGTGAGGAAAGGCCTCGAAATAGCGCTGCAGCCAGGCGTTCTCTTGGCACAGAACAGCACGCAGGTAGCCCGCCAGTTGCTCGACCGGGATAGCTTTCAGGCGGTCGGCCAGGGGCTTGAGGTCGGGGCTATGGTGGTCCAGCGTCATGTGCAAATAGACGATCCTGGTCAGGATCGCTTCCGAGCCGTCCACCATGGTGTTCTGTGAGATACAGACCGCCCCCCGGAAAATCAGCGCCTCCGTATCGCTGTTGCCCGACTTCACGCCGGTGACACGCAGCTTGGCGTTATGGTCGAACAGCGGTTTGATTTCATCCCAGCTGTATTGCTCAGTCAGGGTGCGCCCCATGGCGTCGGTCTTTTCCCGGTCGGACTCTAGGAGCACCACGGGCATGTTAGAGACGGCAGACATGGCGCGGAGTAGACCGATGCCGGATGCGCCGTTGCCGCTGGGCTTGATGCCTTCCTCGTCCTTGCGGCCAATCAAGCGCCAGAGGAACCGAAGCAAGGTGGTCTTACCGGACCCGGCGACGCCGGTCAGTTCCAGGAAAGGCCAGGAGGACTGCGCGCTGCGGATCTGCTGGGCAAACAGGGTACCGGTCCACCAGGACAGCGCCGCCAGGCCGTTGAGGCTGAACACTGCGCGGAAGTCTGCGAACCAGGACGGGTCGAAGGCCTCGCCCTGGAAGACGGGGTAGCTACGCGCCGAGGTCTTCAAACCGTCGCCGCCAATGTCCAGAAAGCCATGGTCGTTGGTCATGATTTCCTTGCCTTTGTGGAAGCCGAAGGAGGGGTAGCAATAGGCGCCAGTGGCTTCGTCGTAGCCAATGAAGGGCAACGTGCGAACGGTGCTGGGGTTGCGTAGCCACTCGCTTTTGAGCATGGCCAGCACCCGTTCGCCGCCTTCGAACATGCCGCCTGGGGTGCGCTCCAGTAGAGCTTTCGTGAAGCCTCGCGGCTCGGTTATCGCGCTCGGCGGCAGCGGCTCTTTGCAGTTCAGGCGGGAGTTCGGGAAGTCGAACTGGAAGAAGTAGCGCTGCTCGCCGGTGATCGCATCGCGCTCGATGTATTCGAAGCGCGGGACACAGTTGGCCACCTGGCTGATGGTTGTGTGTTTGGCGAACTCGGGCTGGTGTCCGTCCACGTCGTCGCCATCCAGATCTTTCTGCAACTCGGTGAGGTTCACCCGGGCCGAGTACAGGCAGTTGTCGAACTCGACCAGGAAGAACGGGCGCGGTCGCTTGATGTACAGCAGATAAGCCTTCTTCATCGGCGACGTGGCGCAGAACAGCCGGCCCCGGTAGCACGCTTCCTGCAGGAATGCGTCGTCCAGCTGGCCGTCGCGGTACACGTCGTCCCAGTCGCGCTTCTTCCCGTCGGCCCGCTGCCCGGCTAGGGCTACCCAGCCGATTTCCCCTCGCTTGCGGATCCCTGCCAGGTACTTAGGAATCACTGCATGGGCAGCTGGGTCATCATCCAGGGCGATGATCCAGGTAATGAGTTTCCCTTTGTTCTCTTCGAGGATTCGCCACGGGAAGTTGTTGGCCGAGATCGAGGCGATCACCTTATAGCCGGCGAGCCACAGCGCGATGGCGTGGAAGATCCCTTCCACGATGTACACCCGGTCGTTCTTCTCGTAGGTCTGGCCAGTTGGCTCCCAGCCATCGCCCTTGTACGTCATCCCTTTGCGGATCCCGGCCTTGTCGCCTTCGTTCGCGGCCACGGCGCGGGCGTCGATGATCCGTTCCCAATAGCCATTGCAGAGCGGGAAACGCACTGTGTCCGCCCAGGATCCGTTCGCCATCGGCCGGCGGCCCTGGGTGTACCAGCCCGCGATCTTGGAAATGTCGAAGCCGCGGCTGCGCTGCAGGTAGGCGTCGGCGGTGGCGTTGGGGTTCTCCGGCGTCGAAGGGAAGCGCTCGCTCAGATTCTCGAAGAGGTGGCGGTAGCGTTCGCGGGTTTTCTCTTCGTAACCACACTGGTTCAACCGGTTGCATTTCAACTGGTAGGGCTTGCTCTTGCTGATGTACAGCGAGCGCTTGCCGCAGCCCGGACATTGCCCTTTGTTCAGGTACTCGTCCGAGGCTTCGTGCGGTTTGAAGTCCAGTTCTCTGTCGTTCTCCAGGGCCGGGATCACGTCCTGGCGGTAGATATCTTCGAACTGCTCTTGGGTGCTGCGTGCGGTCATTGCCGGCCCCTTACTGCTTACCGGCCTTGCCGTTCGCTTTTTTCTCGGCGCGTACCCGTTGCGCCTGCTCGGCGGCCTCCATGGCCAAGTCGATCATGTTGATGAAAACCGTTCCTTTGGCTTCGCCTGGCCACTTTGGGCGGATCAGGAATTCGCCGCGCTCGATCTTGTTTCGCACGGTGCGTTCGTTGAGGCCAGCACGCCTCGCAAACTCGTTTGGCGTCACATACGGCGTGTCGATGGTGATCTGCATTCTGCTAACCTCCGCAGGGATATTTTCGGAATAAGTTCCTTACGCGGAACCTATGTTGGTTCCTTAAGTGGAACCTGTCAAGAGAGGGGAAGAATGGATTTGCCAGCGAAGTTCAAGGCGATACGTGCCAAGGAAAAGCTCACTCAGGCGGAGTTCTGTGCCTTGGTGGAGATCAGCATCAGCAGTTGGAAGAAATACGAGGCATCCATAATCGACATGGGGGCCACTCCCCTCCTGAAAGTCACCAATCACCCCCGTTTCCTGAAGTACACGCTGTGGCTGATGACAGGGACCACGGCTCCAGCGTGCGGCCAGGTGAGCCCGGAGTGATCCCGTGACGATCAGGAAGCTGGACGATGGCCAGTGGCTTGTGGATTGCCGGCCCGAGGGGCGCTATGGCCCCAGGATCCGGAAGAAACTACGGACCAAGAACGAAGCACTGAACTTTCAGAACAGGATCATGGGCGACGGGGCCCGGGGCGAGTTCGAGAAACGCCCGGCCCGCGACGAACGCCGGTTGTCTGAGCTGGTGCGGCTGTGGTTCTCATTGCACGGCCAGAACCTGAAAACGGGGGCCGAGCGGCTGCGTCTGCTGGAAGCGATGGCCGAGCGCATGGGCGATCCGAAGGCCTACCGGTTCGATGCGGCGATGTTCGCGCAGTATCGCGCCGAGCGTGCCGAGGGCCAGCACGTTCGATCCAGCGTCGGCAGGGGCCGGCGCAAAGGGGCGGCGGGTAAGGGCGTCGGTGCAAACACTCTGAACCATGAACTGGCCTACCTCAGCGCCGTTTTCAGCGAGTTGAGCCGGCTTGGTGAGTGGCGGGGTGACAACCCGCTGGCCAGCGTGCGCCCGCTGAAGTTCGACGACGCGGAGATGGTGTGCTTGGAGCTTGACCAGGTTGATGCGCTCCTGGACGAACTCAACACCCGGGACTCAGCGGCGGGGCTGATCGCCGAAGTCTGCCTATCCACGGGGGCGCGCTGGGGTGAGGCCGAGTCCCTGCAGGTGCGCCAGGTGCATGGCGGCATGGTGCATTACAGCCGCACGAAGTCGAGTAAGAACCGCTCTGTCCCGATCTCCAAAGACCTAGAGCGCCGCCTGTTGGCCGCGCTGCCATTCCGGAGCGGTTACAACACGTTCCGCCGGGCTGTTGAGGCTGTTGGATTGGATCTGCCGGAAGGGCAGCTTACACACGTCCTGCGGCACACGTTCGCGAGCCACTACATGCGCAACGGTGGCGACATCATCACGTTGCAGCGGGTCCTGGGCCATGCCTCGCTACAGATGACCATGCGCTATGCCCATTTCAGTCCTGGCCACATGGCCGAGGTGGTCCACCTGCACCCGCTCGCTGGACGGTGTGGACCTTTTGTGGACCAAGGTGAGGAAATGAAATCGGAAGGAGGGGCTATTTCGGTGGGCCAGAAAGGCGAAAGCCGCGCAGTGCGCGGCTTTGAAGGTGGTGGGCCCACACGGACTCGAACCGTGGACCAAAGGATTATGAGTCCTCTGCTCTAA